CGGCGCGCCGCCAATCACGTTAGAGGGCGAAGACAACGACTGGCTGGCTCAGTTGGTCAACGCCAAGGACGCCAAGCGAGCCGCTGAGGGCGACATTGACGAAGCTGAGGCTATGCTAAAAGAGCGTATGGGAAGCCACGATGAGGCGGTCGGGATGGTCGGCAACCGCGCTTATTACGTTAAGTGGCCTATGCGTAACTTCAAGGCACAACCGGCCAAGACGACACCGGCCAAACCCGCACGGATTGTCCGGCAGTCAACGCTGACGATTAAGGAGGCAAAAGATGATTGACGTTCCGCTGACAAAAAAGCAGGCGGAACTGCGGATTCTGATTGACCGCATGACCCGCCGGTACGGCTACACTCCGACCATCAATGAGCTGTCGCAAAAGACCGGCAAGAGCTTCAGCCAAGTACACCGGCTGATGACCGGCCTAGTTGAGCGTGGCGCGGCTGAGAAGGTGGCTGGCAAAGCCAGAGCGTTTAGGCTTTTATAGGAGGTAAACATGCAAACAGAACACCTTAAACCCAACGACCTAGTCAGCGTGACTAGCCCAAAGGGCAGGCTGGTGACAGCCCTAGTCAGGCGGGTCGAGCGCATTGACGATGAAAGCTACAACGTAGTCTTTGAGGATATGCAAACCGCCGACAGGTTTGACTATCAATATTTATACAAGTGAGGTGAGGGGGCGAAAGCCCCCTTATTTCGTTAGCCCCTTCATCTTCTCGAAGCTACGCATGCCGCCAAGTCCCAACATGCCCATTAACACGGTCAGCAGGCTCGACATATCAAACTGAGGCAGATCGGGTAGAGCCACACCGGCATAGGCGCTGGCGAAAATAACAAAGGGCGCAAGCACAAAGTGCCAGCATAATGCGACGCCACACGTCCAGCCAACGAAGGGACGCCACCCGGCCACGAAGATTGACCTGTGAGACGCCTCAGCCTTGTTGATTTCTAGTTGACCCTTAGCCAGCTCTTGCGCGTGCCTGTCGGCCATTGTGGCCAGTTCATGCGCCAGCTTATTCTTCTGGTCTTTGTCTTCGATAAACTTGTCCAGCAATCCTGTCACTGGTGCGATCAATGCTTCAATCATTTCTTTGTCTCCGAATTTAAGAACACGGCTAGGCTGCCGGTCATAGCCCCGGTGACCACGCTAATCAGGCTGGCCTGTTGTGTTGATAGGTCTGGCTGCGATAGCGCCCACTCAATGCACCTGACATAAACCACGGTCATCGTGAAAATCATCAGACGCGGGATGATCTTATATTCGAGCAGCGCCTTAGCCATCAGCCAGCGCCCTAAATCTTGCCGTAATTCGCTTGGCACGATTAGGCGTCTGGTCAAACCACCGGCTGTCCTCAGCCTCGGCGGCTACGGTAAGCCACGCTTTCGGATCGTCCATAGCCTCAGCCACGGCAGCCCACATCTTGACGAACTTCGAGGATCTGGGGTAGCCGAGCTGAAAAGTCATGTTGCAAAGCGCCAGAGCCGCGTCAGGGTAACGCTCGTCCAGCTCATTAAAGTTGATATCGAAAATTCCGCATATCCGCACACAATCCTCAATCGTCACAGCGATATCGAGATTAAAGCGCTGGCGCACACGATCCTCAGAAACAGGCGTGCCAACCGGCAGGCCGTATTCTGGGTCGTGTTCTTTCACCAGCGCGCCTATTCCAAACGTGGGCAGGCCGAGGCTGTCGAGATATATCTCGTAGCGGCAGCCCTCGTCGGCGGCAATTTCCTCTCGCAGCGCGTCTTTATTCATCGCCTCATCTCCCGCGCAATCTCAATAGCCCTGATGAAACTGTCTCTCTCAGCCTGCTGAGTAAACACGCTGGGCGAAAGCCGTTTTGTGAACTGCCTGATTTGCGAGATGTGAAAAAAAAGGCATGAACGCTGTTGAGCTGCACAAAGCACCAAGATGTCATAATCACAATGCTCCTTTGTATTATGCGGCAACGCCTTGTGGCTGCCAGACGTAAGTTGAAAATGGTAACCCGGAGTTCTGCTGCCTTTATCCGAGCGCAGGCTCGAAGTCTTAACTTGGCAGAGATACACTTCGTTATTAGTTTTTGAAATAGCGACACCATCAATTTTATCCTGTTGTGCCGGAGCGTAAGCCCAGCCTGTTTGCGATAGCACTGCGGCGGCAGCAATGTACTCGCCAATAAGACCAGTTGTTGTTTCGCTCATTTAAGGCCTATGGCTCCAGCCGTTGACACCATCACAGCGATAAACAAACCTACCACAACCACCGATAATAAGAAAATAGCCAAACCTATTTTTACGTTTTCCATTATTTCGTCTTGCCGCAATTGAGCCTGACGGCGAGCCTCAATCTGGGCGGCCTTGGCCTCCCTGATACGCTTGGCTCTCTCATCGAGAATAGATTGCCAAGTGCCAGCGCCAAAGCGGTGGTCTGTCAGGCGGCGAACTTCCGCGACTTGTTCAGCAGCGATTTTCGCGTCAATCATTTCCTTGGCTACGGACTGAACGCCGAATTGGTCAGCCAGTCCGACGCCAGCTTTTTTGTTGCTGGCGGCTTGAACCTGAGCCTGCCCATTCAGAAGCGCGTCGATGTCATTAGCGATAGCGCCGATATCTTTGGCGGTGCCGAGTGCGGATTTGATCCCATCCACGCTGGCTTTCACCAACGCTATACCGGCCAAGGCGGTTGATATTGGCTCCATTAGGACAGCATCCCCTTGCGAAGTGGCAGGCATTTATATGACTTGGCGATTAAATCGCCGGGCATTTCGCCAACAGCCTGAGCCATCTCATGCACTCGCTCAACACAACCCTCATAGGACGGCCACGGCCCGCGAAAATCGTGGAACTCATAGCACAAATCAGGCGTCGCCAAAGAGCAAGCTAATAGGATTGCCTTAAACACGACCCATCAGCCGTTTAACTGTGTCGGTTTCCCAGATGCGGATCAGCACCCAGACGCCCGTTGCAATAGCCACAATGTCCGGTGCCATACCAACCCACGCAGCAAATGTGCCAGTGCCAGCCGCAACGTCAATGATGACCTTGTTTTCTTCGTTCATCTTTATGCCTCATCAGGCCAATCGTTGATCGGAGCGTTACCTGTTGGCATATCATTAACCATAGGCACATCATATAATGCGATAAACGCAGCCAAATCACTAGCCGCTGTAATAGCAGCCTCGATTGTATTGCTGGCTGTGCGTACCGCTGCACGATATGTAAGCGTTGCGGAGTCAACAGAATAGTCTGACACCTCAGATGCTTTGATAACCATCCAGTCAGTCGGTGCTAGTAAGTCGCCAGCCTGTGCCTTAACTGTGGCAATGGCCTGTGACTTGAGGCCAAGTGTGACTAGCTGGTTGCCATCGGCATCGTTGATAGCGTTGCCATCAGCGTCAACTTCATTCACGTCATCAAGTGACTTAGCCACACCGGCTGACCAGTAGAACCGCCCATCAAAGCTATTGTCTACATCATCTTCCCAAACTAGCCCTTTGGCTGCCTTGGTTGCGTCATCCCAAATCATCCAGTTTGCTGGGTGCTGGATTCCGTCATTGTCTGTCCACGCTTTGCCAGCGCGGATAATACGACCTGAGTATAGATATGCCATCGGTTATCTCCTTATCTGGCGTTAGCGTATTTGAATGGGTTTTCGGCAAAGGCGAGGAATATGTAGGTTAAACCACTTGTATTTATATTTACATTTGTAGACGCCCCGATTTTAAACCCGTTGCTCAAAATATCTATGTTTTTCGTTGAAGATGTTTCTTCGCTTGTCGGGTCGTCAGCATAAAGAACATCACAAGGGTTATAGCCTTCACGCTTGTTATCAAACATTAACCAATTACCGCTTGCTGTGCTTTTTATAAGGACGAAGGCTGGAGAAAATCCGGTGAAGACAAACGGCGCATCTGTGCCACTGCCATTGCCTGTGTAGCTGCCCACCTTGCTGTAGCCATCAACAGAGTGGAACGCATATGCAATGTATCTTTCGTTTATACTATTGTTTCTGTGATAAGTACCTAAGTTTATGACACTAGCTGTTGGGTCAAGATTGTTGAAATATGTGCTGTCTGTTCCTGTCTGACCATTTGTCAAATCTAGATACAAAAATCTATTATTACCTATGGTTTTGTTGTAAACCATCCAGCTTGTCGCAACATCTAGCTTCTTAAAAAAGATAATTTCTGGCGCACTAGACAGGCCGTGTAAAACTGTACCGTTAGCCCCGCTTCCAGTATAGGACACTATAGAAAACCCTGCATCTGTATTCACCGAACCGCTTGAGGCTATTGTTGCACCATTGCTTCCTGCGCTATTGCTGAACGCTGTGCCAGCTTTCCATCCCCAAGTCGCAATAGTAAGACCGCTAGACCCAAGAGAACCAAAATTTTGTGGTGTGCCTGTAGTAAATCCATCACTATCAAAACTAACTAGGTCATTGCTTGCGCCTGATGTAACTTCTTGCGCTGTTGAGTTGCTTATAAGCCCTTGATTAACACCTCTAACTGAATCAATTAAAGCGTGGTCAGAACCACCATTTCTTTGTTTAAACCACAACCAATCAGGTTGAAATCCCATCCCTGTTATTGACTGCCCACTACCTGTGCCAGTCCACAGCACCGTATTGAAATTCTCATCACTAAGTGAATCACCAAGTGGACCTACAACTGGTTCTGGAAGGTTGGCAGAACAAAGCGAAAGAAAGCCAGACGGTGGCGCATACTTGAAATCACCCACGCCGTTGGCATCTGTATTACCGCCAGCGGTTGTTGCGCCAGCAAATGTGCTGTCTTGACCGAAGTTGGTTATAATTCTGCCAGAGTAAGATGTTGCTTGGTCAATATATACTGCTGCAATAGGCTCATCTGCTATACCAGTATGTGTTGCATTTGTGGTTGTTCCAGCTTCAATCTCAGCAACAGTTGCTGAGTTATCCCAAGTTCCGTTCAAGCCTGTCCACAAGGCATTAGCACTAGCGGAGTAGGCAAACATAAGTATATCACCAGCACCACCGCTATAGTTCTTTGTATATACGCCGGTGTTGCCAGTGCTTCCAATGTCTGCTGTTGCAGTAGCCACGCCAACATTAAAGTTTTGTGTGCCACCATCAACCCTATAAGCCTCAAAATAAAAGTTCTGAGACACAGCAAATGTTGAACGAGTCTTTTGTGTAACTGACCCAGTAGAACTACCAACCTTTAAATTGCCCTCAGAAAAGTTAGATGTGCCTATATTGTCTAGTGGATTAAATGTAGCAAAGTTATTTGTCGGGCTATCAGGCACATAATCGTGCGCCGAAATATTATTGGCAGTCCAGTTGTTGCCATTGCCACTGGTGTCGTTGGTGTTGCTGTTGAACTCAAGATGGAAGCCGTTGGTTCCGTAAGACCCGCTGTAGGACTTTGGAATCCACGTTCCTTCCTTTGCCTCACCAAATGAAGTAGGTGCAAGAGACTGCCCATCAATAAAATTAATTTCTGTCATATAGCCGTCAAAATACTGTGAGCCTGATGTAAATCTCCCAATATTATGAGCATTGGTGCTGTTAAAATAACCATTTCCGCTAACTCTTGTTCCAATATTTAAAGCTTGCTGAATACCGTTAACATAAATCTCAGAACTTGAGCCGCTCCGTTGAACAAGGATGTGATACCAAGAGCTTGTGTCTCTGAATTTACCAGATGTACTAAGTAAATTTTGCTGAGACCCACTAACATAAAATGTGTATCTTATAGTGTCATCACTATCAAATCTTATATATTCAAAATCATTTGCCCCAGAATATGCAATAAACATATTTGAAGACTGACTTATGTTGCCACGTTTTACCCACGCACTCCAAGTCCACGTTGTTCTGTTTGTTGCAGAAGCCGGTGTGCGGTTTAGATATGCGCTGCTTCCATCCTCAAAACGCAAGCTGTCGTTAATCGTCACAGGATAAAAACCGCTAACGCCTACGTTACCCGCGCCGCCTGCTGAGAAAATGCCACTCATAATACCGCCTTTAAGCTATGTTCTGGCTACGGCCAATTTCGTACATATTTGTACCGTCAGAAACAAACACAAACGTGTCTCTGGCGTTTGCTGTTGCAGTAACCACTGGCGCGGTTGCCCCAGCAAATTTGAAGACGCCGTTCCACGACATAGCGTAACCGCCAGTGCCGTCTTGAATAACCGTCAGAACATAAACAGCACCGTCAACCATATTGGTTGGCGCGGCCATCGCGCGGCTGGCTGTAATAGTCACGCTAGTCACCTGATTAGCAGATGCGTCCCAGCTAATGCTTGCAGCGTCCGTCAGGGTTGTCGCGTCAAAGTTTTGTGTGGCCGAAAATTCTTGGGCAACAGACAGGCCAGCAATAGTGGCATCAGCGTCAGGCACAGTCAGGACGCGTGTTGTGGCGGTTGTGATGTTGCCAGCGTCAATGCGTACCGCTTTGGTCAGGTCGGCAGGGTCGGCTAATGTAAACGTATCCGCAAGGGGCTGCGTTCCGGCGTTCATCTTGGCCAGCAAAGACATCATCGACCGAAGCGAGTCATTTACTGAACTTGGAACCATTGTCCCTTCGCCCAAATCTATCGATTCAATGTCGACATTGTTGGACGCGACAACGTCAAAATCCGTGATTGCATTTTTAGCCATCTCTTATTCTCCTAAGCCGTAGCCTTATTTATAGCATAAATCTAGCGCACGCGCACCGCACGACCGTCAGATGTCTTGGCAAACGTCACAGGGTTGCCCTGACGATCCGTCACAGTCTCATAGCCGACGATGTTGCCACCAGCCGCCATATCTTCTATTGAGCTGGCTTGGGCAGAGCTGATGGGTGAAGGCACCTGCTGAGATAGTAGGCCGCCTGCTGCTGGCGAGCGCATAGCTTTTCCAACAGGTGGCAATCCCTTGCGTAAGGCTGCCTGACCGAGAGGCGTGTAAAGAGAAGCACCTAAAGCGCCACCTATAGCGCTTGTAAGAGGAAAGCCAAATTGCCCGCCGGTAAGTCCTGACAACAGCGCTGTACTTGCAATGCCCCTTGTGGCCGTTCCGCTGTCTGGCAACTTTGGCCCCAGAACATCTCTACCGGCTCTGCCGAACTGCTGCATAGCAGCCTCGCCGCGAGCAAGTTTTGTGCCTTCTCTGCGACCCTCGCGCGTGATTGCCCGCTGCAATTGAGCTGGGCTAAACACACCCTCAGTCGCCTCAGCAGCTATTGTCGCTGTTTTGATTGGAACAATTCTGCTATATGCAGCGTCAATACTTTTTAGCTGAGAGGCGGCATCAGGCATTTCTTTAGCCAAAGCGTCAGTAATGTCAGACACAACTTCATTCAGCGCCTCTCCCAGATTTTTTTGATACTTATCTTGAGAGGTTATAAAGTCATACCCCTCTTTCCTGATAGCTGACTGAGCTGCCTTAAAGTCTTGCCCTGTTAACTTGCCATCCTTTACCCTTGGCTTTAGCTCGCGGTTCAAGATATTTTTTAACTCTTTTAGCTCTGTCGGCTGCAATCCGGCTCCAAATTTTTTAACCAGTCCGTCCACAGTCTGGGAATACGGCACGCCAGAAAATCCAAGCGCTTTTTGGTAGGCGTTGCCTATCTGATCTATGGCGGCAGAAAACGCCTCGCTGCCCTTCAGGCTCATTGGGATTTGCACACCCATAGGCTTTAGCGCTTCGTTTATTGAGGCTGGCCCAAATTTTTCGACAGCTCTGGTTTGAGCCGTTCTTATTGTGTCGCCAACCAAAGGCACGCTGGAAATGGCCTCCTCAAATCTTTTTGCGCCGCCTCCTATTGATTGCCCAATAGTTAGGGGGATGCCCTTAGACATTAAGTCTTTAGCCCTCTCGCTAACCACTGGTGCCACCTTAGCCAAGCCAGCTCCAAGCATACCGCCGGTAGCCGCGCTAACCGGCACGTCAGACACTTCTTCTGCTGCACCCGCGCCGTAAAGCGCCCCACCTGCACCGGCTTGCTTCATCGCGCCTTTTATTCCAAGGCGAGTAAGCAAGGCCGCCAGCCCAACACCAGATGGCACACTGGCAGCTATCTCTGTGCCGTAAGCCTCAACAGGGAAGTTAGACCGAAACTTATCTAAGCCAGCCCGAATTTTGTCACGCTCTTGCTTATAAGTTTCTTCGCCAATTAAGCTACGGACAAAAGCCTCAGCCTCATCAGCGGTGCCAAACGAAATGCCCTGAAGCGCAGACCGCCCAAGACCAGCAAAGTATTCTGGCGTAAAGCGCTCAGGAGATGAGGCCTCAGGCGCTGCGTCTCCAGTGCCTATCATTCTGTATCCTTGAGCCATTACTCAGTAACCCCCAAATTTCCGTTTAGCACAAAATATTCTCCAGCGGGCAGGTTTAATATTTCTTGCTCTGAGTACACAACATGAGGGAACCTTTCCGAACCTACTTTAGGCGCTAAAGATTTTGGTATAATATTTTTATCATTTAACCCAAAAGCCTTGGCTTGGCCTGAAATTGTCTCCTCAGCTCTAATCTGGCTCTCCACAAAAGGCTGGAAAGTTTCTAAAGCTGTTTGGTAAAAGTCTTTTCTTACTTGATCTGGGAGCTTTTCGTCCTCGCCTCGCAGAAGCCTATTGTATCTAACCCCAAGAGACTTAATCAGCGAACCAGCTCCCGCTGCGGCCTCATACTCCTGCCCCCGAACCACACTTTCTGGGTCAAGTGACTTCATAAAGTTAAATATCATAGCAATGTCGGTTGAGCCGCTTGGTCTTTTTGACAACGCGTTTGCTGAGATTTTTTCAAATGCAAGCATTGCTTCTTTGAATGGCTTTGATTCAGCGCGGAACTGTTTAGCAAACTCTATCTCTCTATCGGTCATTTTTTCAGAAGCAACTTTTGCAGCTTTCCCAGAAGCGCCCTCAACCTCAAGCCTTTTTAGCTCCAGCATCTCAGCGTCATATGCAGACTTCGCTTCATCAAGACGCTTCTGCCTTTGCGCTGCTGCCAAAGATGCCGCTAGTTTTGTTTGACGATCCTCAGCGGCAGTATAAGCCTTCGTTCCGGCAGTACCCATACGCCCCAAAACCTGACCGAGCGAAACCGGACGGTCTTGCCATCCAGACGCCTCAAAGCCAGCGGCGGCAGCGCCTAGCATGCCTTGCGTGCGTGGCTGCATTAGCTTCTGGCCAAATGTCATCTCAGGCGCGGGCTGGCCAGCCGCTGCGGTTGCAGGGGTTGGCAAGCCAACCTGACCGGCCTTTGGCGTCAAGCGTGAGGCCTGAGCGCGTCGCAAAACTTGCTGCATCAGCGGCGATAGCTGCTGGTTTGCCAGCATTGGCGACTGAGGCGGGGTAGGTCGAGGCAAAGCCATAGGTGGGGTAATCCCCTGAGGCGTTTGATATTGGCGCGTAATGTTTGCCTGCGGCACAGGCGCTCTGCCTTGCAGCAGTCGGTTGAATCTGTCGTAAACGCTCATGCCCTAACCCCTAACCCAATCCACCGCCAAGACCACCAAGCAACGCGCCTGTCATTGGGTCAAAGTTTGCCATACCGGCAAGCTCTGCCCCACCTAACGCGCCACTGAGTATGTTTCCTGCGGTATTGCGGTAGACCGGCTGAGTGCTTTGCCCGCCGACTGTTCCACCCTGCACACTCGCCATATAATTAGCCAACGCAATTTGCGGCTGTTGCTGTTCAAAGTTATAGCGGTCAATGTCGGCTGCTAACTCCGCCATAGACTGAGCCTCACGCGCACCGCCGACGCCAGCAAGCGTATTAAGATCGGCATAACCAAACTCACGCACCGCCGGAGCCATAGCAATAGCGTCCTGTTGTGCTTGGTAAGCCATAGGCGCAAGCGCCGCGCCCAATGCGCCTTGCTGGTAACCTGACCCATATCGACCGGCCTTAGCCGCCTGAGCCTGAACCTGTTGGACTGCTGGCTGAAAAGCCGCAGACATTAACGGATTTGTACCCATCAGGTTTTGCATCACAACGTCTTGGACAGCCGGAATAAGTGGCGATCCGTCCAGCGCCATCTGACGTGTTCCCGCAAGAGCCATTTCGGATTCAGGCGAAAAGCCAATGGTCGTGGAGCCGGGGTAATAGGTTGGCTGGTTTTGATATAGGTTTTTGGCCTCAGACAGGCCGTACTCTAGAAATGGCTGCGCATACGCTGGCGCGTTAGTCGTCTGGGTAATTTGTCTGGTGTCTCCACCGCCGCCTTTACTCATCTCTCAAATCCTTTGTCAAAACCACCGACGTTGCGGTGTAATCTTTCAGTTGTCTTTGCCAGCCCTTACGTCCATTGATCTCCATCGCGTCGCAGCCCTGCGCCTTAGCCCAAACTGCAATAGACTTCTCAGCCTCAACCAGCTCATCCAAGTCACCGCCTGCAAGCCAAATGCGGCACACGGTTAGGCTGGGGTAGTCAACAACTTCGGTTATAATACACGACTTTTCCAGCGGATGTAACTGTGCCTCACCAACCGCGCAGGCGTGGTAAACATCTTCTATTGAGTGCGTGCCGCCGGAGTATTCGAGGGCATCCGCAATATACTTACGGTGTCTCTCAAACTTCTCTTTCAGCCTGTCTTCAGCCGATAATAAGGTAGGCAAATCTTGCATCGTGTCCCTGATTGTCGTGGTTAATAACCATAGTGCCATCTACGCTTGTGCTATCTACATACGGATTGTGATGCCAAGGGTCGTGATCAACTCCGGTAAAAAACACTAGGCTAGATGTTGAATAACGCGGGTCTTGCACAGTGGTCTGTGTTGTGTTTGATGGAAACGTAACATAGCCAACGCTATTTAAGCCGCCGTTGATTGTGCGGTTTAGGACTTCGGCAATCTCGCGTGTCGTAGCCGTGATCGGGTTTAATATGCGAAAGTTGGTGGTGCGCTCTGTAGTTGTCATCGTCTGCCAACCTGCCTGACCTCAGCGTCAATTCCGTGGGCAAAAGACCAATTTCCAGTAAGCTCCATTTTCACCCTGTGGTATCTGTCAGCAGCCCTGAACGGCACAAAACCATCTGCATTTGTGGAGCCGCCAGCTTGAAAAGACACTGTGTCTGTTGGGGTTCCTCTCATGCCTATAGAGACATTTACTGCGCCGCCCTCGTGATAAGGATAAATTCTTGTGACAATACTGTGCTGCCCCATACTTACAGCAGCCTCACCTGTCACAATTGTTGCTGGCAATGGGTCGCCTGTGAAAGTAAATATTTGACCGCCCACAGCGCCCCCAAAGAAAAACTCTCCGCCTCGAAATAACTGGCTATCTAATACAGTTGTCAATCCGTCAAGCGTTGCCGATAAATTATCTAGCTGGTCTAATGTGTATCCAGAGCTGAAAAACGGCGCAATTAGGTCAGTTTCAATATTGGCAATAGACCAGCGCCCTAAAGAATAGTTATAGATCAAAAGACGATCAGGCCGTCCTGTTGTGCTGGCGGTGCTGGCATAAGACCAAATCGCTATCTGGTTAAGCGGGTCAACCGCAGAAGTCATCTTTCCCTTGTAGGCTGGGTTAAAGTCTCTGGCAAAAAACTTGTCTACTTTCTCGTTTCCAATAGGCATACTTTTCTGCCCATCAAACAAGTGAAATCCGTTGTCTGAATAATAGAACACGTTTGATCCGTAGTTACACACTGAGCCAGCTATGCTACACCCGCGCTGGCTTTCCACTTTGTCAAACTGAAAGATAAGAGGTGGCCCTGTGTATGTGGCTCGGAAGATAGCCTTTTCACATAGGATTGTGCAATACTCGCCGCCAACCATTCCGGTGATAGCTCCGCTATCCGGCAGCTCCTGAAAATCGCTCTGGTCAACGCCGTTAGTCCACCCTGTTATGTCATTGAACGCAGACCAACGAACCTTGTACGGCACGCGCCCTGAACCTTCGTCAATGTTAGCTGTCCAGATGAAGTCCCTAACCACGGCCAAAAAGTCAGCCCTTGGTGCGCTGCCAGACAAATCAGAAAATGCAGTGTCGGTTCCGAGCTGCCACTTTTGCAGCTCCTCGCCTGTGCCTCCCGCCGCAATAACGTACTCACCGAACTGCACAAAACGCCACTTCTCATTTTCAAGCAGGTCGTATGCAGGCGATCCGGCTTTACTGACATCATCAAGATTGTTTGTCGATGCGTTAAACTCATACAGTTTACTAGCCCCACCAGCAAACAGCTTGACGTTTCCATCGTTGTCTTTAGCCGCGTAAATCCCTTTTAAGGTTTCCGCCGCCGCATTGCCGTAAGAAACGAACTCGTTTATGGGTCTGTATCCGTTTATTGCAGGAATAACATTCTCGGCAGTAACAACGCCCGCGTTCATAAACGCTGGCTGGTCCGGCAACCATTCTCCAAATTGTATCATTGTGCTGCCCAACTTCCGTTAGATGAAATTTGTTGTTGTGTCCATACTTCATTGCCGACTGCAACGTCAGACCAAACTTCTGAACCAACAGGAACCAAAGACCAATCCTCTCCAACAACCCTGATTATGGACGCAGGCGCAGAAGAAATCAATCCAGAGCAAGAAACAGCAAACGTAACAGATGGATAAGATGTTCCAGATATTTCTATGTTTGCTTCGGCGCTTTCTGTTAAAACAGAGCTTCCATTCGCAGTGGCAGATACGATTGTTGGCACGGATGCGGAAACTGTCGATATTTTTTCGCAGGCTGATGTGGCTGACGCAGATAGTAATACTGTTCCACCAAACCCTGCTGTTACTCTGCAAACAGATGCAACGGATGCCGCGCCAGTAACAGAGGCAGACACAAACCTGATAACACCACTTGCCGAAGACGCTGATAGTGACGCAGGCGCGGTGCCAGATACTGGTGATATTCTTGTGATTAGCGGCTGATTAGAAGTAGCAACAATAGATGCGCTTCCAGAAACATCTATTACAGAACTTAAAGAACTTGTTGTGGTTATAGCGGCAGAGGCTGAAGCAGTCTCTGATATTACAATCACGCCTAAGTTTGCCGCAGAGGTTACAGCAACATTTACGGCTACTTCGCCTTGCCACACATCAAACTGCGTAATGCTGTCTAGTGTGCCGTAGTCCCAAGTATCAAGAGCGCCCCACCTATCCATATGG